CGTCCCCAACCGCTTCCAAGCGGCGCGTGACGTGTTTTTGCTGCAGTCGGACAAGCTGGCCATCGCCTACCTGCGCCCGTTCCAGACCGTGGAGCTGGCGAAGACCGGCGATGCCGACCAGCGCGAGCTGATCGTGGAATACACGCTGGAGTGCCGCGCCCCGAAGGCTAACGGTGCCGTGTACGACATCCTGTGATCTCCTGAAACTCTGACCTAGGGGCGCTTCGGCGCCCTTTTTCATTTCTGGAGAACAGAATGGCTTACACACTTCAGCAAACGCCGACCGGTGGCATTCGGCTGCTTGACGAGGCATCCTCGGCCAAGGGCGCATGCGTGATGGCGCTGTCTTGGGATGTCGCGCGCGGCGCAACCAATACGGTCGTGGTCGGCACGCTTCCGGCAAACGCCCGCATCATCTCAATCCACGTGCAAGTACCAGTGGTGTCCAACGCAGCGACAACGGCGACGGTCTCTGTCGGCCTGTCGGGCGGATCCGCGACGTATTTTTCGGGCGCTCAGGACGTAAAGACCGCGGTTGGCAATTTCTCGCAAGCCGCAACCGCTGGTTGGGCTCCATCGGCGACGAAGCAGGACATCACCTGCACCTACACTGAGACTGGCGGCGCATCCAGTGCTGGCACGTTCTCTGTGGCAGTGAGTTACTGCGTCAACTGATTCGGCGGGCCTTCGGGCCTGCCTCCCATTTCTCTCACCGCTGCGAAGCGTCGGAGACACAAACATGTCGCAAATCTATGACGGCGGGTTCCTTACCGTCTTGGCCCCTGGTGCCACGATTACCACAGGCGCCGCATCAGCCAGCGTCACTATCCCCAACGCTTCGGATGGCAACAAGCCGCGGTTTATTCGCGTGGCCGCAAGGAACGAATGCTACGTGCGTCTCGGAACGGCGGGGGTTGTGGCCACGGCTACCGATTTGCTAATCCAGCCTGCTGACTCAGCCATTCTCGCGGTCCCGAATGGCATCACGACCATCGCCGCGATCCAGGGCACTGCAGCCGGCGTCGTGTCCATCGTGCCGCTGGAGAATATCTGATGGGCGCGCTCGATCTGGAGACGCGGTTCCACCTCCACGACGGCAAGATGACGGTCCAGCGCACGCAGGACTGCACCAACATCGCGGAATATGCGAAAGCGCGCAGCAACGAGGGCCATCACGGCTCGGCTGATATGAAGCTCGCGGCGTCGATTCCGTTTGTCATGATCGAGGCGTATTGCAACCAGAACAACATTGAGTTCAGCGAGTTCATGAATTCGCAGGAGCACAAGAAGCGCCTGCTCAATGATCCGACGCTTTCTCACTTCCGGATCTGGCCGGGGCGCGTATGAGCATCGTTGACTACGCCAGCCTGCAGACAGCCATCGGGAACTGGCTGCATCGTACCGACCTGACGGCGCAGATTCCCGACTTTATCGCCCTCGCAGAAGCGGGGATGAACGGGGACCTCAAGTCGAGGTCAATGGAGCAGCGGACCGTTCTTACGACGACTGCAGGCAACGCGTTTGTCACGCTACCGGCAGATATGCTGGAAATGCGCCGGCTTCTGCTACAGGCCGACTACAACATCACCCTGGACTATCTGACGCCGGATCAGATTGCGCAGGAGTACTCGGCGGGCACGACAAATAAGCCGCAGGCATTTACCGTAATTGCCAATCAAGCGCAGTTCGGGCCGATCCCAGACGCGGCTTACTCTGTCGAATTGACCTACCTGCAGCGCATTCCCGCCTTGTCGGCTTCGAACACCACGAATTGGGTGCTGACGTCTTATCCGAACGCATACCTCTTTGGTGCGCTACTTCAGGCGCAGCCGTTCCTCGTGAACGACGCCCGAGCGGTGACATTCAAGGCGCTTTACGATCAGGCGGTAGACCAGATTAATGGCATCGACTGGTATAGCGGCAGCACCATGCGTGTGCGCACCGATAGCCAGGTGAAGTGATGGCACTGAATAAGCTCATCGGTTTTGCGCCGGATCTTGACCCGACAACGCCTGGTGTCGTCACGGACTGCACGATGATGATTCCTGGGTTGAAGGGGATGAAGGCAGCGCCCAAACCGATAACTTCGGGGCTCCCCGCATTGTCCTCCGCTGCGGTGGGGGCGGCGCTTCTGACGCGGCTGGATAATGCAAAGCGATTTTTTGCCGGGACGAGCACGAAGCTATTTGAGCGGTCTGGCACGACGTGGGTAGATGTCTCGCGTACCACGCCAGCATATACGCCCATTACCGATGGCCATTGGCGCTTCGCTCAGTTCGGTAATGCGTCGCTTGCTACCAACGGCGCGGATGCGATACAGGCCAGCGTGTCGGGAGCATTCGCGGATATCTCCGGTGCTCCGAAGGCATTGATCATCGAGACGGTTCAGGGATTCGTCTTTGCGTTCAATACGAACGATGCTACCTACGGGCAGCGCCAGGACGCGTGGTGGTGCTCGGGCATCTACGACCATACGGTCTGGACGCCTGCCATCGCCACACAATGCGCCACGGGGCGTCTACTGGATTCTCCGGGAGAAATCCGCGCAGGCAAGGCACTCGGCGCAAACATGGTGGCTTATAAAGAGCGCTCCATGTACATCGGGATCTATCAGGGGCCTCCCGTCGTATGGGCATGGCAACTGATCCCCGGCGAGATCGGCGCGACGAATCAGGAATGCGTGGTGTCCATCGGCACGGCGCACGTATTCATCGGGTGGGACAACTTTTACATCTTCGACGGCACGCGACCCCAGGCCATTGGCGATTCGATCAAGACGTGGTTCTTCCGCGACCTGAATGCGACGTATCGCTATCGAATTCTTGGGCAGCACGATCCTGTCAACGGTCTGGTGTACTGGTATTACCCGTCGAATGCGGGCCAGAACGGCACAATCGATTCATGCATCGTCTACAACTACCGACGCAATCAGTGGGGTAGGGCGAATCGAGCGATTGAGGCCGCAGTGGAATATGCGACGGCTCAGGTTACCTACGATACGCTAGGCAATCTGTACTCGACTTACGACAACCTGCCGCTGATCCCGTACGACTCGCCATTCTGGCTGGCTGCATCACCGGTCCCGGCGATCATCGACACGACGCACACCCCTTTGCAAATCACAGGTTCTGGAGAGAATTCCAGCCTGACTACCGGTGATTTCGGGGACGACTGGCAATACAGCACACTTCGTGCCATCAAGGTTAGATGCTCGCTGAACCCAACGACGGGAGCATGTCAGACGTTCCACCATTCCGGCGTAGGAACGCCCCTTGAAACGGGCGTGAGTTCGACCATCGCCGACAGCCGTTTTGATGTGTTGCGGTCCGCAAGGTATCACCGCGCACAGATGAATTTCACTGGGGATGTCGAGATTATCGGCTTCGATCCAGAACTAGTCGCGGATGGCTTGCAATGAAACTACAGACAAACCTTAATCTGCCAGTTGCCGACAACAGCGTAGGTGGTATCCAGCAGCTCATGAACAAGCTGAGCCGGATGTGGACCGACATGGCGGTGCAGGTCAATGCGACATCGGAAGGGCAGATTCAGGGCGCGTACAACGCCCTAACGGCTCCGCCCGCGAGCGGCAATTACAAGCAGGGAGACATGATCCGCAATTCTTCCCCTGTGGAGCAGGGTACGGCGGGCTCGAAATATGTCGTCACCGGCTGGATTTGTTCCGCATCGGGCAGTCCTGGGACTTGGCTCCAATGTCGCGCGCTGACCGGCAACTGACCGTCCTGTCTCCGATGGCAATTGACGCCACGTGGCATACGGTAGGAGGGTTCCTCGACCTTGCGTTGGAGCATGGCGAACATGAGCTTACTGCCGACGATATACGGCAGATGGTCAAGCGCGAACAGGCATTCATTCTGGTTGTTGTCCAGGGAGGCCAAATTATCGCTGCTGGGGCAGTCGAAATTACGCAGTATCCGCGTTACAAGGTGGCCAACATCATCGCAGTTGGCGGCGGACGTGTATTCCTGCGGAAGGAAGAACTGCAATGGCTCTGTATGGTCGCCCGCGACATGGGGTGCGCCAAAGTGCAAACGTACTGCCGCCCGGCGATGGCGCGGCTGCTTGGGAAATTGGGAATGCGTGAAGCATATCGAGTGATGAGGTGCGATCTATGAGCCGTTACCTGATGGACGACGCGTTCGTCTATGACGCAAACGACAAGGGGCCGAGCAATCGGCCCTTTTCTATTGGTCGACGCTTGTTAAAAGGCGGCGGCGGGGGCGGCGGGACACAGACGACTAAAGTCGAGCTCCCCGACTACGTGCAGCCATATGCCGTGGACCTGATGAATCGCAGCGCCGCGCTGTCGAACCAGGATGTTCCGCAGTACGGTGGGCAGTTGACCGCAGGCCTGAATGGCGACCAGTACACCGCGATGAACCTGATTCGGCAACGTGCGCTGAATGGGTCGTCGGACATTAACGCGGCACGTAACAACCTAGCGGCGAC